ATCTGTAAACAGAACGAAGATGCTGGCGCTATTCCGACGGCACAGCTATTTCCCGATGGGCTGCCAGCGCCTCCAGCGCACGTAAACTGTCGATGCGCGATTATGCCGGCAGAGGTCTATGGCGTCAGGCTAGATGACTTGACTACCGTCGTCTCGGATGCGGTAGCTGCTGCGGCGGTACCGGATCTCGTAAAGGTCGGCCCGAAGGGCTATATCCACGACTGGATCTACGTCGGTACCCGCGGTAGTCGCGTTACCAGTTCTCGCGGCAAGCTGCTACCGTCGGTAACCGCAGAGCAGCGTCAAGATCTCGGCCAGAAGATAAAGGAATACAAGAAGCAGCTAACGCCGGCTCACCGGAATGCGATAGAGAAATGGACCGCTGCTCGCGGTATGGTCCGGCGGATGCAGCGGGGAACTGCTTCTGCCGATACGCTCAAGCACTTCGATGAAGCTCTCCAGGGAGCGCCGAAGGTAAACGGACTGGTCTACCGAGCCATTAAGCCTGGATCGGCTGGAGCTCAGGTAGCTGATAGCCTGAAATCGGGAGATCACGTTACCATCGGTGAACCGGTCTCGACTTCGATCGACCCGCGGCAAGCTGCCGGCTACGGGACATATCTCTATGAGATAGACAGTCCGGCAGCGGCATATATTTCTGGTATCGGCTCTAAATATGCGTACGAGAAGGAAGCCGTCCTTGCCCCGGGGCAATTCCAGGTCAGCGGTATCGACGATAGTACCATAGGACTGGGAAGCATCACCGCGCCCGTCAGGGTCATTCATCTCCAGGATGTAACTCAGGGTGAGCGATCTTGGCTGCCTACGACCGGGACACCTCTAACCGTTAGTAAAGTCGTAGAAAATAGTTCAACGCTCATCAAAGTAGGGCCTAAAGGCTATATCCACGGGTGGATTAAAGTAGCACCCTCAGCTATCTCGGCTCTACCCACCAAAGCTAAGCAAGATGCTGCTGTTGCCGAAATCCAGCATGGCGTAGATATCCAGAATAAGTTCATCCCTGATATCGTAGCTAAGACAAAATATAGCATCGTGAAAAATCCAAGTAGCTACGATAGCGATGTCATGGGGATTACCAATCCCGGAACGGTAAAGCTTAGTCACAAGATTACCGCTGCTTCAGCCGGCAGTAAAGCTCAGAAGGAAAAAGATGAAGCAGCAGACCGAGGCTGGATCATCCCGCATGATAAAGGCCATTCCTCGGCCGACTATTTCGTTGCTCACGAAACCGGGCACGCTATCTCTGACCATATGTCGACATATGACCAGGCTCAGTGGAATGCGGTAGCGAAAGCACTCGGAGCAAAGATTTCCCCGAAAGACCGGCCGTATGGTGGCGTTCCCTTCGAGTACGCGGATATTGGCAGCATCATCATGAAGAACAAAGATGCTTTCACCAAAGGAGTATCACAGTTTGGTGCCAGCAACCCGGATGAGCTCCAGGCCGAACTCTGGGCAGAATATACGCTTAGCTCCCACCCTCGGCCAGCGGCGAAAGCTTACGGCGACTACATCATGAAGCATCTGGGGTCGGTAAAATGACGGTCGTACTCTCTCCTGAGCGCGGAGAAGTACTGTCATCATATGTGTCGTTGAATGGTCACGAGCTTGAGAAAAGCTGGAGATTCGACCCGTCCGAGCACCGTGATATCCACGGCCGCTGGTCCGAAGTCCTTGATGAGATATCAAAGATGCCTAACGCATCGATCATGCTCCGCGATGATAGCAATCATCATATGGCCGTTGCATTCGGAGACCCGAAGACGGCCGATCATGTTATCACGTATGTCCCCGGCGTCGGAGAAGATAGCGATCTTCCCCACGAAGTCAAAGATGCTAGCATGATGAAGGACCGGACCGAAGAAGAGGGCAGAGGATCGTCGGCATCGGTATTCTGGCTCGGATACAACCGTCCGTCGAACGTCGGAAGCGCCACTTCTAAGAAATCGGCGGTCGAGGGCTCTGGTAATCTGGCTCGATTCCAGCACGGTTTGAAGCTGAAAAATCCGTCAGCTCATTATACCGTCGTAGGTCATAGTTACGGATCTCTCGTTTCAGGACTCGCTGCATCGCATCACGGCATGCACCCCGATGACCTCGTTTTTATCGGAAGCCCTGGTACTGGCGTCAAGGATGCTAATAGACTTGGCATGGATCCGGGGCATGTCTGGGCTGGTGCTAATAGCCAAGATCCGGTTTCGCGAGCTGCGCCTCTTCTCAGCAGCGATTTCCGTGGCAGCCCCGTTAGCAGCCGGTACGGTGCTAACATCTTCACGGCCGAGATCCCCGGCAGAGTTTTCCCGGGAAGGCTCCATCAAGAAGCCCACACGAGCTATGCGGACAGCGATTCCCAAGCGCTGGCTAATATTGCCAAGATAGCGGCCGGGAACTATGACGATGTCGATCTGGTACCGTCTCCTGAGCTTGTTACGTCGGCAGTTATACCGGAGCTTCTGAAGGTCGGTCCTGAGGGATACATCCATGGGTATATCTGCGTTAGGCCGCCTTGCGGTAAGGAGCCAGACAAGATCAGCTCGGCCGATCTATGGCTCAAGAAAGACGGCACTGTCATCCACAAGCCGTCCGGCTATAAGATTGGTACCGTCGATCGATCTGCGGCCGAAGGGCACGACTGGACCGTCTTTACCGCTACTCATCACGATGGGAGCCAGGTCTATTACGGCACGCGAAAGCGCGAGGCGCTTACCGCAATCGCCGATCATCACAATACGGCGGTCGGTAGCACGGAGCTAAAGCCCGATGAGCTCCCGGAGGCATCTAAGCCACTGGAGGTTCCGGAGGCCAAGCCGGCGGTCGCCGAACTGAAGAATCCCGCGGTAAGCGGCCATTCTTTTGATATTAACATGCTCAGTGGTTCTCTGAACGACCACCTTTCTTCTGAGCAAGCTGCTGAGATTAAAGGCCTGATCCAGGATAGCCATCTTTCGTTCCCCAACCCAAAGGACGAAGCCTGGGGTGAGCACGGGTCTCCTGGCGTAGAGAAAGCAACTCGACTCGATAAACTGAAGTATACCGCGGCTCAGAGCATGATGGAGAAAGCCGGAGTACCTCACGAAGCAGCTCAGGCAATCGCGGGCTGGCCGGAAATGAAAACGATAGATCAGTATATGCCTGGAGTCGGAGCTGACGGCTTCGCCAGCATGAAATCTCAGGTGTATTCATGGTCATCCATCGGAGCCAATGCCCGGAACGTCTCGATCGCTTTTGATAAAGCGAGAACTATGGATGCACCGGAGGTAAGGCCGGAAGATTTTACTAGGCATACTGAAATGAAATCGTATTCCGGTAAACCATATCCTCAGCTTGTATGGGATGATGCGTCACCTGAAGCAGGTGACAGGCGGTATGCTGCTGCCACCTACTGGGGCATGAGAGCGCAGAAATACTACACCCAGCAGGTGCTCTCTCTGCTCCCGAAAAAGCATCAGGGAAATAATCTTCCGGTAGTACGGATGATTGCCGGCGCCCAGGGTGAAGCATTGCAGAACGCCATTGACAGAAATGAATACTGGAAAGTCGCAACGCGTACTCTTTCATCGTGGGCAGAGCCGAGTGATAGGTCAAAAAACACCATCAGAAAACTGGTTCAGAAGTACATCGATGCATCACAAGGTATTGGCAGCCAGATGTGGCTCGAGCAGGAAGTTGACCCGAATCAGGTCTATATGCACTGGAGAGGCGAAGGCGTACTGCGGAATCAGGTCAATGTTCTCGGCGAGATAGTCGTTGCTGATAGCCAGACCGACAGCACCAGAGCTAAAGCAGTACCGGCGTGATCACCATAGATCTCGATGACGATGTAAGTGAAGACTGGCTTCGAGATCTGAATGCCTTCGCTGCCAGCCAGGTCGTCACCAAGGCAGCTGACCCGACTGCAGCTGCTTTCCTCCTCATCCGCGCTCAGAACGAGGACGGCAAGTGGCGCTATTTGCTCCAGCACCGTACCGACGGTACCTGGGGCCTGCCCGGCGGAGGTCTTCATCCTGGTGAGGATCCGTGGGAAGGTGCGCTCCGCGAGTCCACCGAGGAGCTGGGGGAGCTTCCTTCGCTTGGTCACGTGATGACGATCGAGCGAGACGATGACGATCTCGAAGTAACCACGTTCGTCTGCGAGCTGCCGGCGCTGTTCCAGCCCTCAGTAGACGGCTCCACGCCGGAGGAAACCGAGGGCTGGGGCTGGTTCAGCCGGAAGCAGGTCGGCAAGCTCCCACTCCATCCCGCGTTCGAAGAGCTGTGGGACAGCGTGGACTGGAAGCACCTCGGCGAAGCGGGGAAGAAGAGGTTTAACCCGCTTGAGCTACGAGGTGAGCATGGTGAGTGGTCAGGCGGTGAAGATAGTTCAAATGTCACCGTTGATAACAGCGGAATAGTGCGTGATGGCGATACCATAAGCGGTGTAGTCGGACAGGATGCGTCCGGCTGGAACTTCATGAGCATGGACGGTAGAACTGAGAGCGGCTTTAACTCTCGTGACGAAGCTGTCGGTGCGATGATAAAACCAACGGATGAAAGCGCTAAACCGCAACCGGAAGCTGCAGCTGCAGCTGCTGCTAATCCAGTATCACCGACTGGTGTTCCCTCAATTCGTAGCGGCTCGCTTACCATAGCCGAGCGGATGTCAGTCAGCGGATATACAAGTGAATCTGGGAATCGTATCTACAATGACGAGCTTCGCAACGGTAATCCGGGATCAGACTATGTCTACCAGGATCTTGATAGCGCAATCGGTAAAAGTACGGTAACATCTGGTGGTACGGTTTACCGTGGTATTGCGCTACCAGATGCTATGAAGCTTGAGACGGGAACTGAGTTCCAGGATCTCGGGTATGTTTCTACATCTTCAGATAAAAATGTAGCCCGGGAATTCGCTGACATGCGTGCAACTGGTACTTCAGAGAATCTGGATGCCGGTTCTGTAAAAGCGCTAGGCGGTACACCTACAGTCATGGCGATCGAGTTGCCAGCCGGATCCCATGCTATGTACGGTGATCGATCCGTAAAAGAAATTATACTACCGCGAGGTACCACATTCGTGGTAACCGGAATCTCCGATGACGGTACCGTGAATGTGAAAATCAAATGACTAGTGCCGGAATTGCAGAGAGAATGGCCTGGGCGCCGGATGATATCGTTATCAGGGTTTCCAGAGCTCAGCCCCGTAATACTGCGGATGTGGCTAAAGTTGGGCCTGAAGGCTATATCCATGGCTGGATTCGCGTTGGCTCGGCTACCGGAGAAGCAGCTAGGCTCTCAGCTCCGATTCACGATGATGCATCACTCCGTGCTGCTACGACGGCCACGTATGACCTGATGCCCGGCGTTCCCGTTGATAAAGACATCGACGTTGGCGGGGTCAGCGGCGAGGATGTACGTGACGCTCTTTCTGACTACAGTAGTAACGGCTATGAGACGGTCAACCACGCACTTCGCTCTTCTGGTGGCGATCCGGATGAGTTCCCGAGTAGTGCGCCTATCATCGGGTATTCGGCTCAGCGGGCTGCCAGCATTATGACGGGAGTTGACGCGGCTATGGGTGCGTCCAAGCTTCGCGATAATGTCACTGCCTACCGCGGTATCGCTAACCCGGCGCGTACATTCGGGCCTGCCTGGCAATCTGATGGCAGCATGATCGGAACGAAGTGGGTAGACCACGGCTACGTGTCGACGACTGCCGGGACGAGCGCGCTAGGCCGCTTCACCGCTAATGGAGCAGGCATTCAGCTTAAAATCACAGCACCAGCAGGAATGGGTGCCATCGGCATCCAAAACAGTGGCAGCTCGACTAGTGAAAATGAGCTTCTTCTTGATCGCGGCGCTGCATATACAGTTACCGGTGACAGCATTGGCAGCAACGGGATTCGCACGCTGGATGTTACGGTCGAGCCGAGAGGCAGCAGCGGATGACTATTGCTCTACCGCCTTGGATGGATTGCTGTGCTGTGCCAGTAGAGATCATTTCAATAGCTAAAGCTCAGCGCACCGTTGACCTCAACGGCCAGGAGACCTGGGTCCAGGATTCCCCCGATGATCTGAGCTACCCGGCTTCAGGCGGCGGCGCCCGCATGATGCCGGATGCGCCCAACCTCGGAGAGCTTTCCCCGGGCGGGGCGATCCCGCCGAGCCCGGGCGGAGAGATGCCACGCTGGCAGCCGGGTGAGAATCTGGTAGCCTGGAGCGACCGAACTAACGGTGCTGGCCGAGCCGGTGCCAATCCGTGGTCCGGTGGTACGGACTACAGCTTCCAAGGCGACCAAAGCAACGTTACTCATGCCAGCTATCCTGAGGGCGGGAACGACGCGAACCAGGGCGGAGGGCGAGCTTCATCGCCGCCGTACAGCGGGAACCTGGTAGGACCAGATACCGGCGGAAGATGGCCGGCCGGTGGTGAGGGCGATGAGCAGGCGCCGGTTACGTCGATCGGCGGGACAACTGGGGTGCCGCCGAGCTCTTCCGCGGTTGTTAAGCGCTTCGATCCGCTAGAGCTCAGGAATGAACACGGCGAGTGGAGCAGCAGTGCCGGCGACGTAGCTGAGCACGGCGAACTGGCTGGTAAGGAACTATGGGCATCGGATAATGGCTCGCGAACTCAGTCCTTGACCGATGACGATATTGCTACACTGCACGAAACGTGGTATGACTCGGCTCCGGCATACCGGACCAATGACGCTTTGCGAACGACGGATGCTGAATTCGCTGACCGGGTATCGAAGCCGCCATATTCTCCGGAGTATCACCAGAGATATATAACGACACGTCAAAGCTCGCTGAAGAAATCATCAGCATTTAACAGCCTTATCGGATCGTCTAAGCCATTTACTCAGCTCGCAGTTGCCTACCGGTACGCCGATGCGGCGAAGCCATTCGGAGTATCCGGGCGCCATTCACCGGGCGATATCATTACTGATAAAGGTTTCGTCTCGGTTACCGCTGACCCGACGCTAATAACTGAAAGGCGAGAAGAAGGTCATAAAGAAGCAACAATTACGATGAAGATGCCTGCCGGCACAAAAGCGCTGAAAGCTGAGCGTGAGTTTTATAACAACGGCCCGGACTATGACACCTTCCATGAATATACGCTCGGTGCCGGTACAAAATTCCGCGTTATCAGTGATAATGGTGACGTAGCGAATCGTGAGATTACCGTGGAAGTGGTGACTCAGTGACGGCTGTTATCGATAAGCTGAGCCGGTTCGGCTGGCAGCCGGGCGATGTTGACGTTACTGAAGCCGCTATTCAGAAGTCAGCTAGCTCAGTTCAAGACGATGTCTACCGGCAACTCCTCAAAAACTACCCGCCTGACTCGATCCAGTGGGTAAAAGACGCGGAGTGGACCGGCCCGGACGACATTCCGCAGGACCGCATCGACCAGGACGCAATGAAGACCTGGGCTGCGTATCACGAACCAGCCAGAGTGGATCACTTCGAGCGGAAGATCCGAGCCGGTGATCCGGTTCATCCCGCCGTCGGCGTCCTCGAGCCAGGCAACGACGAGAAGATCAAGATCGTAGACGGCCATCACCGTGACTTGGCATATGCCAGGCTAGGCCTGCCGGTGAAGATGTACGTCGGCAAGGTGAACCGAGACAACGGTCCCTGGAACGAGACTCACAGTTCCCAGTTCCATCAGGGCAGCAGTCCGGCTAATAAGGTCGGTCCCGAAGGGTATATCCACGGTTTCATCTGCGTTAGACCGCCTTGTGGTAAAGCTCCTTCTCGGCTGGAAGTAAAAGACCTGTCGGTCGACGGCGACGGCAGTATCATTCATGAGCCTTCTGGCTATCAGGTCGGTCGCGTCAAACTCAGCGACTCCGGATTTCAAGTCCGCCACCCCGACGGCAGCGATAGTATTCACGGCAGCAGGACCGGCGGTCTTAAAGCTCTCGCTGACCGGTTCAATACCGGCGGCTCGAGTGACGAGTCAGCCGGACCGCTACGTATCTCCGAGAAAGACTCGCTGACATCTGTTACCAGCCGGTATGCGCTGAGAGGAAAGCAGGTGCTGCCAGGCATACTCGGCGGAGGGCAAAGTGCCTGGAACGGCCAGGTACGGATATTCAAGACGACGGAAAAACCAGCTGTAGCCGCTCAGCTAGACTGGGACGGGAAAATGGAAGTACAGGACGGTATAGCCCAGAGCATGAGAGATATGCTCGCCCACCTACATACGGAGATCAGCAGTCCGGACCCGTTCGCCGTTGAACTTCATGAACTGATCCACAGCATAATCCCGCCTGACCAGACGTACGCCCAGCATTCAATGGCATTCCAGGATTACGACACTGCGCGGATCGAAGAGGGATTTACCGAGCTTGGCACCATCCAGCACGCCCCCGAATTCTTCAGTAAAGTAGGTGTCGGAGAACTACCCACGCCGGTCCTTGCTACCGATAGCTCAGGACACGTTATCGATAATCCCGAATACGACAAAGCCAAGGCTACTATAGTGGCCGGGCTAGCCAGCAAAGCAAAATCGGCAGGCAACGACGAAGCTGCTACGTATATCAGCAATGCTATTAACCGGCTTCAGGACGACGATCCTCAAGGTGCACTGGATGAACTGGACAAGATACCCGACGAATACGATGATGACTTCTATGAGAACCGTCAGGCTATCTACGACCTGGATAATATAACATCAGGAAGGCATGCTACCCTTTCTGAATACGCACAACGTCTCCAGAGTCCGGGACAGATCAAGGATGGCGCCTGGGGGCACTATGCGAATGAGACCGCAAGAGCTTATAACTGGATGGCTCTGGTTGCTCAGAAAATGACTGGCAAAGATGAGGAAGACCCGGAAACTCAGAATAAGATTATAGAACTGTCTGACGAAGTCAACCGGGAAGGGCCGGCAGGAAAGATCAGTACCATGGCCAGTCAGGTAGCTCTGGCTGAACTGGGCACGAATATGCCATCGGATACACTCTACCAGGCAGCTCTGGCTGCTGACCAGATAATCAGGTTTACCTGGGGTAAAAACGATCCTGTAGCCACTCTGCAGCAGGCATCGAACACCATACGGAGGATGACTCAGAACTCGTGAAGACATCCGGCGGCCTTCAGGCCGAGCAGATTACCCGGTGGGCGTGGGATGATCCGGCTGACCGTATAGTCAACGCCATTGACCGCGTCAACGCCCTGGCCCGCTCCTCGGAGAGCCCAGGCGAGCTACGTGAGATCCAAGACCAGGGAGCGTATCTGTACCGGCTAGCAGATTCAATGAGTAATAGTACGTCATGGACCAGCGTAGGCAGCCTGGTACCGCCACCTGCGGGTTTAGTCAGAGTTCTGCTGACCAGCACCTTGCAGGCATTGCGGTATGACGTCGGGCGAAACTCACTAGCTTCCAGTTTCTAGCCATCCGGCTGCTGGGGATTTTCAGATGATGAGACTGGGCGAGATCATGGCCGAGTTCGGCGGGAGAAAGCGCGAACAGCAGCAAATCCTCCAGGTACTAGCTGAGATACAGCTTTGCCTGGAAGTAATCGAGACCAAACTAGGAGGCATCATGACAGCACAAGACGACATCAATGCAGCAGTAGCCGCAGTACAGGGCCTTGCGACCGATATCGCTACTCAGGTGGCGCAGCTTGGCACCGACGTAACCGCTATCCGGGCCGAGCTTACTACTCTCCAGGGCCAGGGAGTAGACACAAGCGCTCTTAACACGCTGGTATCCAGCATCGCCAGCACCCAGTCTAATCTGGACACCGCGGTGACGAGCGTCGGCAACCTCGTGCCGGTAGCTACTCCAGGAACCTAGCAGATAGCAGACAAGCGGGGGTGTGAGATGCTTTACCGGTTCTCGGCTGAAGAACTTAGCAAGTTCTGGGATCCCGACAAGCACCCCCGTGGCTGGAGAGGCGAGTTTGTCAGTACCGGCTCGATGAACATGCCTAGCCTAGAAAAACCAGAGTCAGGCGTAAAAAATCTTACGGACAATGGGCGCCCCAACGGTCTGGGAACTCCAGAAGATCCTATCGATGTCAAAGGCAATATCGATCGCGCGCTGCTTCTACTTGCTCAGGGGAAGAACGTCAGGCTGAACCACCCCGATGAAGTAACGATGATCGCCGACGACATTAACAAGCTGGGAGCTGACTTCAAGGCTCATGGCGAGAATATGCCGGATGTTGATTTCGGCAAGCTGACGTTGACGGGTTCGAATTTGTTTACAGCCCAGTCCGAGGGCATCCCGAGGATGAAGATGCCACAGCTGAGCGGGATCGCGGCTCCGGGCAGCGAAGCTGCCCGGATCGCCGGTGGTGCCGGTAAGAACGTCGATTTGACTGACCTTTTCCGCAAAGATCTTGAAGCTCATGGCATTAAGGTGACCGATGAGATTGTCCCGTCGTCACACCTCAGAGCAACTCAGGATCAGCTGAAGGGCTCCAGCGTAGCTGGTATTGCTCAGGCATGGCTCGATGGCGTGCCGGCGGTAAAGCAGATGATGAAGGAGCCGATTTTCGTTACGCGGGACAACTACATCATAGACGGCCACCATCGCTGGGCTGCATCCATGGTTCTCGACGCTCGAGACGGGAAACTCGGTGATACAACCATGGAAGTCCATAAAGCCGACATGGACATCGGTGCCGCAATCCCGTATGCTAATGACTTCGCGAATCGGATGGGGATCCCTCCGCAAGGACTGGAAGGAAACACTACTCTCGTCCAGAAAAAATTCGGTATGGTGCAGCACGAGAGCTATGGTCTCTGGGATACCAAGAAATCTGCCAAGACTCCAGAGCTCGCATCCGTCCACCGCCCGCTAGGAACCCACGGCCTATGGGGCGACAAGGCGTCGCAGCTGCCTGCCTATATCCAGAACATCGCTCACGCCATGATCCGGGACGGTCACGATGAAGGTAGCGCTATCGCGCTTGCGGTAGCAGCGGTCAAGCGGTGGGCGGCCGGGGGCGATCACGTAACGCCTGAAGTTCAGACCGCTGCCGGAGCGGCACTAGCGGAGTGGGAGAAACTCCGGGCTGAGCATGCCGGTAAATTCTCCGCTGCAGAGCTCAGCAAGATGTGGGACCCGGACAAGCACCCTCGCGGGCTCCGTGGCGAGTTCACCAGCTCTGGATCCGCGGCAGGTAGTCCGGCCCCGAGTCATGGCATGAACGAAGCCTCGGTATATGCATCAGCTTATTCGAAACTGCTCTCAAAGCCTATCGACAAGAAACGGCTCGACCAGTGTTATGCTCTGGCTGGCAAGTATGAGATGAGTGATCCCGATGCTGATAAGCTGGTACACGGCAGCATTCAGGGTATGGGTCAGCCTCGGCTGGACCACGCCTGGGTGACGCTCAAAAGCGGCGATATCTGGGAGCCGGCTAGCAACCAGGTTTACACTCCGGCTGAATTCAGTGCCGTATTCCACCCTCAGGCCAATTCTAGCTACAGTCACCAGGAAGCCATTAAGCAGATGGGAGATTCGGGGAACTTCGGTCCCTGGTCGTCGCAGAAGAGCCGTATCACGCTTACCGTCGCCGAGCTCGCCAGGAAGGGCGATCTTGACATCTGGGAAGATGAGCTCCGAGATGCTCATGGTCGCTGGTCCCATTCCGGCAGTGGGGGAGAAAGCCTCCAGGAAGCTAAGCTCGAACCCGCTACTCGGCAATCCCTTGCTGTAGTGAGTAACCGATCCCAGGTCTATACCGACGATCAGACCAAAAAGCTGGAAAACCGGGTAAATGAGCTCGAATCCCGACTGCAAAGGGACGAAACTTCGGCGTACAAGATGGACGGGCTGACCGACCTTGCCGGCGTCATCGCTGCTACCATACTCGCATTCGTTACCGGCGGCATCTCAATAGCGGTTATCGTAGCGCTAGCAGTCAGCCAGGCGCCAGTCATAGTTCCCATCATCGCAAAATGGGTTAGCGCTCGTGCTAGCCATACCGAAAACCCATTTACTCCGCTTAAGCCGGGTGAGAAATCGGCGAAAGACGCTATCGGAATCACTGCATCACGGCTGGCAGGCATCCTCATCGATGCCGGTCTTAATCCGATTATTGCTCAGAAATTCGCGACTGCGGTCGTTTCTAAAGCGGCGGCGGCTCTGGCGGCCGGAAAATTCCCAGGCGATGACGGTTTCTTTACCGCGGCGGATAAAAAAGAGATTCTCGACGCTATCGATCCGGCTGCTAAGAAGAACGCCAGGGTCACCCTAACCGTCAGTGAGCTCGCTGAGCTGGTAAAGATCGGCGGTCCTGAAGGCTACATCCATGGGTACGTATGCGTAAGGCCGCCGTGCGGTAAAGAGCCAGAGAAGATCAAGCCAGCGGATCTGGCGGTCCAGAGGGATGGCGGAGTCGTTCACCGGCCGTCTGGGTACGCGGTCGGTCATGTAGCTAAGGATGAAACCGGAAAATGGACCGCATCTCATGCGGATGGCGCTAAGACTACTCACGGGTCACGTAGTAATGCGCTGAAGACAGTTGCTCGCCGGTATAACTCCGGTAAAAACATCAGCAGTCTCGACAATACTAGCGCATCGGTAGAAGCTCCCATGAGACCGGATGAACTACCGCAATCGGTAGAACCGGTTAAGCTGCCACGATCGAACGGGGTAAGCTCTCTAGCTTTTTCCAATCGTCAAGGCCGGGTGTATACCGATACCCAGGTCAAATCTCTCCAGGATCAGCTTAACAAGCTTCAAGCCGAGCTTCATCAGGAGAAGCATAAAGAAAAGAAGATGTCCGTCGCTATTGAACTTGGCTCTGTTGCCGCTGCGATAGGGCTGGCATTCGTGACCGGCGGCCTATCGCTCGGGCTGCTGGGACCGGCACTGGTCCACGAGTCACCTAACATCGGTAAAGCTATCGCGGAATGGATCCACGCTCGCCTTGGCCATACTGAAAACCCATTTACTCCGCTGCGATCAGGAGAGAAATCGGCTCAGCCGTCGGTTACGACGATGCAGCAAGAACAAGTCGTCGCGACGCTGGCGCAGCTTTTCTCGCAGCCGGGACTTAGCCTGACTGACGCTCAGTCATTCTCAACGCTGGTCGTGGCTCAGGCTGCTAAGGCACTGGCGGCTGGCAGATTTCCAGGCGATGACGGGTTCGTCTCAGCCGATGACATACAATCTGTGAAGGATGCGCTGAGTCCCGGTCAAGCAGCGGTGAAAATCCGCGTCCGCGACCTTATTTCTCTTTGAAGGATCTCCGTGACCCCCGTGTCCGGGAGTGATAAGCAATGTAAACACCTACGCAAGTGGGAGGATGGGGACTTCAGCTTCGATGTGCCTGTCATGTGGCTGTTACCAGCCAGATAATGACCACGGTGACGACCGGAACATTACGATGGCCGATCTGGACGCCGCTGCTGAGGCGGTGAGCATTCCGCCGGGACAGGCTGCATCGAACATCGCGGATACGCTGCGGGTTCTTGGCACTTCAGCTGGCCCTAACCCGGTTAGTGCGGCGATGAAGAAGCTTCATCTGACTTGGCAAGAGCTCGAATCGGCTCCGCTGTGGGTTGCCGAATGGCTGGAAGAAATCGCCGAGTGAGCCACTCACGGCGTCATCGGCATAAGCGCATCGCACTAACTTGCCCGGCTTGCAAGAAGAAGACTCAAGCCAACACAGCTGCGCTGCTTGAGGCAGCAGCTCAGGCGCTTACTGCATGCCGAAACGCTGGCCTCAAGCTCAAAGTCCGGCATGGCATCCTCAGCTGCGAAGAAGGGCTGATTCTGCCGCTGGATGACGGCAGCTTCATCACTCGGACTCGCGTGTATACCGAGTTTAGTGGCAGTGCGCTGGAAGCCAGCGACGCCGACGACTAAGAAGTTGCAGGGGAGAAATGGACCCGAACCACGTCGCTGCCGGAGACCCGACTGGTGGCCAGTTTGCTCCTGCGTCCGGCAGCAGCAGCCAGCCGCCCGCTAAAAAGCCGGCTGCTAAGAAGCCGCCTACTAAGAAGCCGACTACTAAGCCTGCCGCTAAGCCGGCTGCCAAGAAGCCGGCTGCCAAAAAACCTGCTGCTAAGAAGCCGGCGGCGAAGAAAAAACCGTCTTCGTCAAGCGATATAAAGGCTCAAGCCGCTCATGACTACGCTCAGGCAATGCAGCTGTCAGAGCAGGCACGGGCGCTTAGGCAGCAGATCAGCGCTCTGAAGAAAAAGTTGTCGAACCTTAACCAGCTGACGAACAGCGGTAACTCGGCGAGTACCAACGCAGCAAGCTCGGGGAGTTCAGGTTCAAGTACAGCTGCGACCAGCTCCGGTTCGACGGCTTCTGGCAGCTCCGGAACAAGCTCGAGTAGCACGCCATCATCAAGCTCTAGTTCCAGTGCTTCGAACACGGCAGCAGCTAATCAGATCAAATCTCAGATCTCCAGCCTATCGTCTCAGGCTGATCAGCTGGACGCTCAGGCTGCTCAGCTTCGGCAGCAAGCGGCGCAGCTAAGCAGCCAGGCTAAGAAAGCAGCAGGGAGTCCTATCAGCATGACCGAGACCCTCGAGAAGGCCGCTACTCTGACGGGGAGTGGAGAGCTTACCTACTTTTCTTTCCCGATCGAGAAGGCAGAGCCCAACGAAGACGGCGACCTCGTCGTCTACGGCAAGGCGACCGACGGCAGCCTCGACTCCGATGATCAGATCGTAGATCCCGACTTTAGCGCCAAGGCGGTCCAGGAGTGGCTGTCCAGCGGCGGCAACGTCCGCGTTCAGCACAACCCTCAGCGAGATCCGGCCGGGATCGGTATTGAAGCTGAAACGGGGCCGGACGGCAGCCAGTGGGTGAAGAGCCTCGTCATCGAGCCAGTAGCGAAGCGCCTGGTCCAGAAGGGAGCGCTGAGGGCCTACAGCGTGGGGATCGCCAGGCCAGTCATCGTTCGCGACGGTAGCGCCCGCGGGGGCCGGATTACCGGCGGCCAGATCGTAGAGATCAGCCTGGTAGATCGCCCGGCGAATAAGAACTGCGGCATCCAGCTGGTGAAGGCGGCTTCCGACGGCACGCCAGAGTGGGTCGGTAAGGTTTTCGGAGCGGATGACGAGATTTCCAAGGCGGCCAGCGACGGCGACGGCGATGTCTGGCTGAACCTCCCTGGCGACGTGAACCTAAGCATCAGCCCCGTGGACGTAGCGAAGATCGTAAATCGCAATGCAGTTCGTAAGTCGCTTATTAAGGGAGACACCGCCAGCGGTAAGATCGTCGATTCCGGCGGCCGAGATGTCAGTGACGTTCCTGACGAAGACTTTGCCGGGCCTAACCATACCTTCCCGATCAAGACCAAAGACGACGTCAGCGATGCGGCCAGCTTGGCTCACCACGCTGATAATCCTAGTGCGGTGCGAAGCAAGATCAAGTCGATTGCGAGGCGGAAGTTCGACATGCAAGATGAGGAGCTGCCGCCGAGTCTGCATGACGGCGATAGTGGCGAAAAGGGCGCTAAGATGCCGTGCCCGAAGTGCAGTAAGCCGGCTTCCGGTGCGTTCTGCAAGTCTTGCGGTGCCAAGCTGCCAGCGGCTAAGATCGACGACGCTATTATCAGCAAAGATGACGGCGATGACAGTGATAGTGATAGCGGCGAGTCCGAAGGCCGTGCCTGCTCGTTGTGCAAGGGGAGCGGTAAGATCCGCGAAGGACACGTTACCTGCCCGAAGTGCAAGGGCGATGGAAAGATGTCTCCGGCTGATCAGGCTGATGCTGAGAAGGCAGAACGAAAGGCTCAGCGTAAGGCCGAAGAGGCTGCCGTCCGAGAAGCGCTTTTCGGTGATCTGCTGAAGAGCAAGAACGACAACGATGACGATGAAGACGATGACAACGACAGCTCTTCGAGCGACGACGATGACGACGACAAAGACAATGACGACGATGATGGCGGCATGGATGAGGGACTCCACGCCAGCAAGAGCGGTAAAGATAAGAGCGGTAAGAACGGTAAGAACGACGACGATGATGACGACGATGACGATGACGACGGTAGCAGTCATAGCAGTAGCAGCAGCAGCGATGACGACGATGAAGATGACGACGACAGCCCTGAAGACTCCGATGATGACGGCGATGACAGCGGCAAGTCAGCATCTGCGAGCAGCCTGAAGAGGGCGCCGAAAAAGCCGAAGGCGATGAAGAAGCCCAAGAAACCGAAGGCGACCAGCATGCCGCCGGCTATGAAGGGCGGAAAGCCGGTTCCCGGCCGAGGCGTTACCGGAGAAGGCGGCGTCGAAGCGGTGCCGGCTCATCGTGAGCCTGACGGCCAGTATATCGAATCCTTCGAGCACGACGCCGGACTGCCGACCGTTCCCGATGATCAGCTCGAGCTGAAAACCGCCAAGTGGCAGCGCGCTATCGGCGCCGGCTCTGGCTGGGGAGCTCTTCACGACTTGACGTGCCCCGCATATCATCCAGCAACCGCGGCTAAATGCCACCCGAATGCTCAGTTCAGCGGAGTGGATACCGCCGAATGGCAGCGGGAGGCGATGAGCAAAGCAGCTGGAGCTCCGCTGGCTGAAGCTCAGATGGCTCACTCGCTGTGGCAGGCCGCGGCTGTCCTGAAGACTGAGGATCCGGCGCTGCTGTGGGACATCCGTCTCGAGGCTCATAAGGCATTCAGCGATGCTAACCCGGGGCCGGGAACGGGACTTACTCCGGTAAGCATCACCCCCGGCCGGTATAACCGGCCGTATCTCAGCGCCGGTCATGCCGCCCCGTCGCCAGGTCAATCCGGCCCGAACACCGCTACCGTTCCGACCGGTCAGCCTAGCGCAAGCCAGTACCAGCGGGGCTATCTTAGCGACGGTCACGCTAGTCAGTCTCCATCGAACGGTGGAGGTGGAGGTGGCTCTACGCCGTCACCGCTGGCACCCACCAGCGGGGTGAGCATCGTCGCCGATGCTAGCAAAACGTCGATCCCCGGCGAGCTCAGCTCGCGAGCGAGAACTTACTACACGAACTCTCAGCGAGACACCGCTAAGCAGGCCATGCAGGTTATGCACGACCACATCGCTCAGACCTTCCCGGATCTGTGCCCGATGACTCAGACTTCTGGCTCACCGGCTAATCCGATTCCTGCGGTAAAGGCGGCCGGTACTGAACCAGAAGCTCAGTCAAGCCGGAAGGCCAGCCGCAGCGAGCTGATTCAGCTGGCTGAGAAGCTGGAGAAGCGGGTCCTTAAGGGATCGCTGAGCCTCGAAGAGGCACAGCAGAGGCTGGAACTGGCCGCTCAGCCGGTTGCGGTACCGGTTCAGGCTATCAAGGCTGCTGTTGCAGCACCGCAGGCTGTGTCTCCAGACATCATCAAAACGGCGGTCGAAGAGGCTACCAGCGGGCTGGCGAGGGAGCTGAAGCAGCTTAAGAAGATGCTCAGCAAGCTAGGCGGAGATGTCAGCAAGCTCGGTGACAGCGCCGATCCTAATATGCGGGCATTCAAAGGCGTGGCAATGACCGCACCGCCACAGCAGCAGGCACTTCCGCCGACTGCATTCACGACTTCGGATAACTCGGTGGGCTATCCGACCATGACCCAGGCTGCGGAGCATGCCCAGGTCATGATGGCCCGGGAACTGGAGGACCAGGCCCGGAACAACCCCGACTCGGCAGCCCGGGAGGCTGCTTGGGCGGCGATCTACAAGATGCGAGGTCTTGTCCGATGATCCACCTGAATCTTCCGCCGGGCGGGCCCGATGGGTCGCCTGGCTAAGCAGTAACTAGGAGAAATGTAAATGGCAGCAACGCTTACCGACGACATGGGACTGGCTCAGCCCAGCCAAGTCGCGGCCCAGGCGGGGACGGAAGTCAACCGCTACTCCCGCTCGGGAGACATGCTTAAAGCCAGGATGCCCGCCATGGTCAAGGGTGCTGGCTTCGTCGGCAACGGCAACACGCCGCTGACCGACGAAATCCAGATCATGACCAAGGCGCACCAGGCCACGCTGGATCTGCGCACGGAGACCTACCGCGGTTACGCAGACCGGTCTTCGGTCGTGAAGGGGCTCAACCCGAGCTTCCTCAGCCAGCACGGATACCTGAAGACCGCTCTCTCGGCTCCCAGCCTGAGCGAGCAGATCGCTCAGGTGCTGGGGCAGGCTAATCCTGACCTGGCTAGGAGCTTTACCGCCGGTAACCTCGGTATCGGTTCCATTTCGGGGCTGGTGCCGTTCGACCTACTCGCTCCGAGCCGACTTATCTATCCCGTCAACAAACTAGGCGGCCGCACCGAGTGATCGGTGCGTGAACAACCTCGCTGTATCGGTGAACACCCGCCACCTAATATACACTAGGTGTATATGGGCAATACCGAGGGAACCTCCAAGCCAGAGGACTCCGTAGAGACTGCACGCGAGGCATCTACTGAAGAGATACTTACGACGAGTGGCACAAGCTGCCCATACTGTGGAGTATTGGCAGTCTCGTCGACAGAGGCTCTTCTCAACAAAGCATTCCGCAAGCTCTGCATCTCATTTAAAACTCAGCAGGTTATCGAAGCTAGAGGTATCTATCGGTATCAGGCAGATCTTCTTATCAGCCAGAAACCTGTAGTCGTTGAGGCAGATGATCGCTATCACCAAATACAGCGTGGAAGACGCGAACTAGACCAAATCAGAGATAGTAATCTGATCACAGCTGGCTATGAGGTCTATCACTTTACTGAAGAGGACATCGGCACCGATGCCAATGCCTGCGCTTGGTACGTGGTAGAACAGGCTGGTCTTAAGCCTGAGGTAACTCCGGTTTTCGATATTAGAAAACCTCAGTCAGGTCCATATAGCGCAACATGGGACGGTGGTAAACCGGCCTGGGCTTGCGCTACTTGTGGTCGTCACTTCCATTCGTATAGGCGTGGTGGCCAGAAACCATGCATCACTTGCAGCCGAGAATGTCAGGCAATCTGGCAAGCTGAGACTGGTGCGTCGGTAAACGGCCGGCGATCGAATGGTGAGAAAATGCGAAGGTTGTGGGATGATCCAGCATGGCGAGCAAAGCAGACAGCTTTGATCATTAGTAAAGCGCTGGCCGCAGTAGATGATGATATAGTCCGAGCTGCAGTGGATGGTAAACCTGCAGAGCCAGACAGAAATGATCTGGCCTCGTTATTACAACGAGTAACAACACTGCTACACTGTGTTTCGCAACAAACTCCCTCGTCCTCCGGGCCAGGGCACCAGCCGGATCGAGCGCGTCTTCACCGGCATCTCCGGCTCCCAGACTGGTGGTCAGGGAGTTGTAGACATCTCGATCCCGGAATTGGTCCAGACTGGTGGGTCCTTCGGGACCTGGCCGCTGAACCTGCCTGGGTCAGGGAGTCAAAACGAAGTTCAGCTCAACGTGCCGTACCGCTTTTTCGGGTTGACCGAGCAACTCTCCTGGCTAGCCCAGTTCGCCGGCCAGGGATTCGAAGATATCTCGGCTCTCGCCAACCTCATCCTCCTTCAGGAGATGATGATGGGCGAGGAATACCAGATGCTGGCCGCGACCAGCAGCAACCTCCCTGCTCCCACCGCTCCTACTATCACGCTCCGCACGGCCGGCTCTAATGAGACTGCGCTGTCCGCGGGTACCTACTACTTCTCCGTTACCGCGGTCAACTACTTCGGTGAAACCGCGATGACGGTGACCGCTGGCACGACCGTGGTCGGTGCCGGACAGGTCGTAGACGTCACGCTTAGCCCGGTATCCGGCGCGATGACCTACAACATCTACATCGGCACGGCTAACAGCCGTACTTCCCAGTACCGGATTGCCACCGGCGTAGGCGGTCTTCGCTACACGCTGCAGGGTACGGTGCCGAGCAGCGGGACCAACCCGCCGAGCCTGGACACAGGTACCGGATCGAGCAACCGCATGGAGGGGATCATCCCCACCTTGACCGGCCGCTCGGCAGCATCCGGTATCTACCCGCCAGGCTGGATGGGCGGTTACAGCAACCAGGCGGTGGGGACCCACCTCAGCTACAGCTCGATCTACACCGCGCTGGACGCACTGTGGGAGAGCAACACCACCAGCCCCGGTGCGTTCAAGGCTGACCCGGCCGAGCTGGTCGGTGACGGTGGCGACATCATGCGTCTGTCCACCGACGTCATCAGCCAGGGCGCAGCGACGAACTACCGCCTGTTCCTGGACCAGACCGACGTTCCCGGCGTCCGCGTCGGTGCGGCGGTAAGCGAATTCCAGAACCCGATCACGCGGTCGGTACTGAAGCTCGTGGTTCACCCGTGGCTGACCCAGGGTACGGCGCTGTTCATGACGTACCAGCTCCCGCAGACGTGGTCGAATGTGGCCAACGCCTGGGAGATGACCTGCGTCCAGGACTACGTGTCCATCGCATGGCCGGTTATCGACGCGACCTACCGGTACTCCATCTTCCTCTACGGTGCGATGGTCGCTCACGCACCGTTCTACAGCGGCATCCTACAGGGCCTGCAGGTGTCGGACGTCACTCCGTACCAGTAAGATCTGACCCGGGGCTTGCCTACACTGGTTTTATGAACCCGCGGAGCGGGAGAGAAGCCGGACCGTAGCAACTGGCCTGGTCAAGCGTACGGCCCGGCAGGCTTTATCCCTGCCGGGCCCTGCGCTTAGAAAGGCGTGAGACCCTAAGTGCCCAATGACTTCACGCTTCTTTGGAGATCGCGACCAGCTCATCTTGAGCGGCCTTCAGATTTGCCACGATGGTGTCAAGGCGGGCTCCGAAGCCCTCGCCCTTCGGGTAGCTCTCAGCGTTCCCATAGTTCACATTCCGAAGAGCCTCGATGTCCATGAGCAGGAACTTTACCGAACCAGCGAGACTACCGGCACGCTGGTGATTGTGAAGCTTCATCCAGGCCGCGCTTGCCATCCGCTTTCTCCTTCTCTTCCCTGTTAAAACCAATCCTACCATAGCCCGGCTCAACTGTAAACACTTAGAAAGGCGTGAGACCCTAAGTGCCCAACCTGGCGATCATGGTTCCCATCCGAGGCCGGAAGGCCAACTGCGAGCGCCTGCTGAAGGCGTTCCACGATACCGTCGACTCAGCAGACATGTACTTCATCCTCGACCCCGACGACCTGGATACGTACGAGGGAGTGGACTGGGGGAAGACTCAGCAGCTCGTTCTCGACCCACGCGGCATGATCGGCCCGAAGCGGAACTTCGCGGCGGATCTGCTGAAGGACGAATACGATGCGCTGATGTGCGCCGAGGACGACATCGTGTTCGGCCCTAAGGGCTGGGATACCGTCCTCATGAGCGCGCTGGCATCGATGGGCGGCACCGGGATGGTATACCCGAACGACGACCGGCGGACCGACATCCCGGAGAACATCCTCATCTCCACCGACATCATCAAGGCGCTGGGCTGGTTCTGCGAGCCGTCCATGCAGCACTACTACATCGACAATGCGTGGGCGGATCTCGGTCGTGGCGCCGGCTGCCTGATGTTCGTTCCCGGCGTCATGTTTGAGAACTTTCACTACTCCATGAGGAAGGAAAGTGCCGAACACGATCGCACATACTCCGAGGCGGAAAAGCTGGGACCGGCTGACGCGGCCGCTTACGGTACTTGGCGACGAGACCAGCTTGCTGCCGACGTGAAAACGGTCAAGGGAGTAGTCGAGGCAGCAAAGGCTCAAAGTGCCGCACTCTGACGAGCGGTTGCGCCCCTGGATTGCCGAGCAGCTTGCCGAGCTGCCGGCCGTCAAAACCGTGGTCGATATAGGAGCCGGTGCTGGCACGTGGCGAGACTTCCTCGGTCCGTACACCACGGACGCGAAGTGGACAGCCATCGAGGTGTGGGGACCGTACTTGGAGATGTTCGCACTCGAGCAGCGGTATGACCAGGTTATCCTGGGAGACGTCCGCAATGTGGATCTTCCCGAAGCAGACCTGTACATCTTCGGTGATGTGCTGGAGCACATGCCAGCAGAAGACGCAATCGCGCTGTGGGAGAGAGCTCGTAAGGTAGCGAAGTGGCTCGTCATCAACTTGCCGGTCCGCCACTACGAGCAGGGAGCGCTGTTCGGAAACCCGCACGAAGTTCACGTTCATCACTGGGATACACCGGCGGTACTGAAGTCCTTTCCCGGCATCATCGCATCTCACAGCGGGTTTCCCGATCAGGGATCAGTGGTTGGCGCCTTCATTGCGAGGGGTGTCGGTGCCGAGAATATTTGACACCTTCATGCTCGCCGATGAGCTCGACGTACTGGAGTGCCGGCTTACCGAGCTGGAAGACGTGGACGTTACTCACGTGCTGGTAGAAGCTACCCTTAACCACCAGGGCAAACCGAAGCCGCTTTGGTACGCGGATAATAAGGCTCGGTTCGAGCGCTGGCGGGAGCGGGTCGTGCACGTTGTAGTGAGCGACCTCGACCCGTATGACGATAGCGCTTGGGGCCGAGAAAACGCTCAGCGTGAGTTCACGTGGCAGGGCCTCCAAGATGCAGAGCCGGATGATATAATCATCCACAGCGATGCAGACGAAATCCTCTCCGTCCCTACGGTGAATCTCGCCCAGGCAATCGGACTTCAAGGCGGCAGTATGAGGTACTGGCTGCGGCACTTTATCTTCGCCTGCGACTGGGAAATCCAAGGCGGTGAAGTCTGGGACAAGCCGGTATCTACTCAGCTGAAGAATATTGATTCCTTTACCGACCTCCGCCGTAGTAACGGGTTCATGACCGCATCCGGCGGCATGGGGCCTGATATCCGAGGTGGTATGGGCTGGCATCTGTCCTTCTTCGGTGGTCCCGATAGCATCCGCCGGAAGCTTCAGCGAGACTGTCACCCCGAGATGCGCAACCGGATGGTAAAGTACCTTGACGACGGGCTGTGCTTCGAGAAAGGACTGTTCCCTTTCGACGTCCAGCACGCAGTACCGGTTGAGCCTGATAGAACGTGGCCGAAGTACATCCGGGAAGGCCGCGCGCCGGCAGCCTGGTTCAGGCCTCGCGACCGGAAACTGGAGTCCGCTCAGTGAATGTTACTGTCGTTGTCCCTACGATCCGAGAAGACTGCGCACAGCGCTGGCTGAAAGAGTGGCAGAACGATCTCGCCGGTACGCGAGTCATCCTGGTAGAAGACAACCCGGAGCCGACGTTCTCGCTTAATGGAGCAGCAGAGCACTACTCGTGGCGAGATATTGATCATGATCTAAGAGAAGATTCCTGGATCATCCCCAGACGGACCTCGGCATGCCGCTCTTACGGGTTCTTGAAAGCACTGGAACGCGATACCGACATCATCTGGACCACCGACGATGACTGCTACCCGGAAACGCATAACCGAGGGCATTATCTGAAGTCTCTGGAAGGCATTCTCTCTAGCTCGGTTGAAGATAGCACGTGGTGGAATACCATTGAAGGAACGGGGCTGTACCCTCGAGGATACCCGTACGATATCCGCGGTCGAGGGGTACATAGCCCGGTCATGCTTCATCACGGTCTGTGGAGTAACGTTCCGGATCTGGATGGTATTACTCAGCTTGCTAATCCCGACTTCCGGCTTGAGCCTTCTGAGACTCGAGAGGCCATACCACGGGGAAAGCTCTTCCCGATGTGCATCATGAACGTAGCGTTCCGCCGCGAGATGACGCCGCTGATGTACATGCTCCTGATGGGACAAGACAGCAGCAAGCACCCATGGGGGTTCGATCGCTTCGATGACATCTGGGGCGGGATCTTCATGAAGATGGCTGCCGACCGGCTTGGTTACGCGGTCACTTCCGGTTCACCTGGAGTACGCCATTCCCGGGCTTCGGACCCGAACCGGAATGCCGAGCTCGAAGCTCCAGGCATGGAGGCACACGAGTACCTCTGGCCCTACCTCCACGACGTAAAGCTTACCGGCAGCACTCCGGGAGAGTGCTACCTGGAGCTCGCCGACGCCGTGGCGCAGTACGACGGCGTGACTCCTCGGCCAGATTACTGGCACTCTCTCGCAACAGCAATGAAGATATGGGTCGGTCAAAGCGAAAGGCTGCTGCGGTAAAGAGCGGCAAACCCGAAAGGAACAAAAGGTAAATGTCAATCTTCAATGGGGCGCCGCCCGCTTTCCAGAGCACCCAGGCAGCGAATACCTCGGTGGGAACGGCCGCTGCTGGCGTCCAGATCTACAACGCCGGCAGCGCAACGGTCATCACGACGGCGGGAACCGCATACTATGCATTCCCAGCGGGAGTTACTCTGAGTAATCTGACGATCGTCAACACCGGTACTGCTACCGCATACCTTGGTGGTGCCGGTACGCCGTCCGCGGTGTCGGGGTTCCCGCTGGCTCCAGGTGCTCAGCTGACGATCCAGGGTACGGCTGCGGTCAGTGCGACGACTTCTAACTTCAATATCTGGGCCGTTACCTCAGCCGGTACGACGAGCATCGAGGCTGGCCTCGCCACCGTCGTTGCGGTTGACTAAGGAGAATCCTGAATGTCTCCTGTTAAGAGCGGTGACACGACCGGCATCGATCCGCCGGTCGCTTCACTACGAACTCAAGTCTACAATCCCGCCGCGGTAGGTACCCCGCACTGTGTGATTTTCAACAGCGGAGCTTCACCAGCATACATCGGCGGCAGTGCGGTAACGCCAGCAACTGGGCTGCTGTTCCCGCCGGGAGCTCAGCTCAGCTTGCCGTATGCGAGCTATGCGATCTGGGCGTGTGACGGTGGCATCACCACCGGCACTCCGGTTTCATCGCTAAGCTCAGCAGCCGCTTCCGGTGCCGGAACCGTCGTCATCGCTGCCGGTACGGCCGGCTTCGGTGCCGGGGCTACGATCCAGGTCGGTGTAGGAAACGGGTCAGAGACGGTATCGATCGTCAGCAACACCGGCGGTACCGCGATCATCTCGCCGAACTTCGTTTTCGATCACAACAGCGCGGCGACGGTCGTCACGATCGCTACCCAGGCGGCAACCAGCCTCAGCGTCAACGCGGGAACGACCTGACGTGCTTGACTTCGGTGAGATAACGGCTGGTACAGCAGCCGCACTGATATGCCGGATTCCCGCTGGGGTCTGCAACGTCACAATCCTCAATAGCGGGACTACAGCAATATATCTGGGAAACGGCACCGCGGAGACGAGTAGTAGTGGTGCCGGCATCCCGGTCGGTGGTGCAGTATCGTTCTATAGCTATCCGGGATCGACCGGCGCCGCGCTGTATGCACTCGGGGCCGGGTCTCCGGCTACAGTGAGCTGGGTCATCTCTACCGGTTCATGAAATGAGCGGCAGCCAGCTGACTTAGGCTAGGCTGGCTGCCGCTCCTCTGCTGTGCTTCACCGGGCTGTGCTGCGCTAAACTTCACTGCGCTTCGCTATGCTATACTGCGCTGCGCTTAGCTTCGCTGGACTATGCTCCGCTTAGCTCCGCTGCGCTCTACTGTGCTACGCTTTTACTATGCTGTGCTAAGGCTTGGTCCGCGGGCCTAGCTTGAAGTACTCGCGGTGACCGCTGGGAGCAGTCAGCACGACGTAGTCGCCGGCGGAAGCAGGGATCATCGGTGTGATGGTGACCTTGCAGTCGGTGAGTCCCTTGTCGCCGGCTACCGCGGCACCGACGGCGAGGGTGACGGTACCGTCGTGATCGATGCACGCTGTGGTGTAGCCGGGGAGCCGAGGATAGCTAGGCTCAGCGCTGGCGGTCGTCGTATACATCAGCCCAGTAACAGCAAAAACTGAGGCTGCTACTGTCATCATTATTGCTTGCAGTCTAAGCTCTCTCATGTGACTTCCTTTCCATCGGACGATATGAGCCTAAGCCGACCCGGCTTGGCGACGGGCTGGCATGCGTAGAGCCGGCCTGGCTCTCGCGAAGCACGGATGTTCTCCAGGTCGTTCAGCTTCTGGCGAAGCGCGGTCTCCAGACCGCGGAGATTTTGGTCGTTGAGACTGCGCATGTAATCTAGTGTGATCGGGTTGTCACGAACGCGGAGCTGTGGAACGATCACGGCTTTTTCCTCTCCCAGATCGCTGCTACAGCATCAGCCTCGGTGGTAAAGCATGCTTGTGGCCGGTGATGAGCCTGGCAGGCTCCGCAGTATACGGCGTCGAACCCCTGGTCAAAGCACAGATTGCCGCAAGTTGGGCAGTACAGCTTCTGCCGGCAGATACCGGTATGGCAGTGCCGAGATGATGAGCCTTCAACGCAGGTAGTTCCTACCCGGCTGGTGCTCCTGCACTTACCGCAGTCCTGGTGCGGCAAAAAGTACGGGCTGGCTCCGAATACGTACTTCATGTCTTCTTCACCACCTTTCTGACGTGGTCACCACCCGAAAAGAGGGTCAGCGTGAAGGAGAACGGCTTCATGATCCCGGTCCGGTAGTAGGTGCTCATACGCTCGTAGATTTCCGGCGGGAGGAAAATGTATTTCTCTTCCCCGTCCGGGAGGAAGAGAACGACCGCGCCGTGGCCTACTTCGGTGTCATAGCGGGGGAAAGCCTTGCTGACAGCAAGAGCCACCGGGCATCTCCGGCGGCTGTTGCGGATACCCTTGCGGATACATCTGCGGGTGACGCGGACGCGGGCGCTGGTGTCATTGCGGGTACGGAATTTCACGGCTTCTCCACCTTTCTGACTTGGTCGCCGTCGCGAAGCAACAGCATCAGCGTGCTGTCGCTATCCCAGCGAACGCTCAGCTGGCCGAAAAGCTCGCCGTAGCTGATCACAATTCCCTCATCGCCTGGCTTAAGCCTGGTGTACGGGTCACTGGTATAGACGAGGGCGATGCGATCGCCGGGCTGATAGCTCATCTTTTTTCCCTTCCCTTCTCTTCCTACTAAGTACCATTCTACATCACTGAAGCGCAAATGTAAACACCTGGCGTGAGGAGTTTTCAAGATGCCGACGCGAGTCCAGCTTCCCAAAGGCTGCACTGGTCTGGATGCCCGAGACGGGAAGAGGTATGACGCCACGAGGCCGGGCGGGTCGGTCGTTATAGAAGATCGCCACGCGAGCCAGCTCGCCGCAAGCGCTAATTCAAACCGGTCCACCGGGCTGCTGTCCGCTAACCAGCCGCTATCCTTCGGCACGAAAGCCGGTCGCTGGTGCGCCGCATGCCGACGGCTGTGGAATGTTTGGAACGACAGCTGCCCGCGTTGTGGCGGGTCTACCAGCCATGTCTAATCCAGCGTGTCCTGCTACGGATCGTGACGTAGCATGCGAGTTTTCCGTATACATTCCGGAATAGCTCGAATGCAAAAATACACCGGCTGAACTCATCTCGCCAGACGATGTGCACATACTCGCGTACCTGGCTCACAGCCCTAGCTTACTACGATGTAAACAACTACAGGAGGAATCTGCATCATGACTCTTCACGCCCGGCGAGACGTTGACTACGTCTCGGTGGCCGGTGGCTGTGGAGCCGCGCATACTCGCACGGTGACCCACGGCGCTCGGTCAGCACACTGGGAACTGATCTGCCCCCGCTGCGAGGCGGTACTCACCAGAACACACGACCCCCACTGGGCCGCTACCAGAGCCGAAGTACCTGAGACCCCCGACGAAGTTACCGCCCGTGAGCACCTTGAGAAGCGTGGTGTCCGGGACCGGGAAACCGTCATCACCGCCGCGCTAGCCAAGCTGGCCGGCATCGCGGACAACAGCGCTACTGGCGGCCAAGTCGATGCTGTCGTGTGCCGTCGGGGCCACCGCAACCTGCCGCAGTCTCGGTTCTGCGGCGAGTGCGGTATGCTGCTCTCCGACGTCGAGTCGGTATCCGAACCGCCGGTACTGGCGGTACCGCGGTCGTCGCCTCAGCACTCCGCCGACGAGCTGCGAAAGCTCCCCGTCGGAGAACTTCGTCGCCTTGCCGAAGAAGCCGGCGTCAACCCGAAACAGCCCAAGCGTGATCTCGTAGATGCACTTAGCTAGCATAGCGGAAGGCGCCCGAGCCTTTTTTGCTCGGGCGCCTTTTTTCTAGAATGATTAATCTGGACAGCAAGAAGGCCCGGCGTTACGCACCGGGCCTTCTTTTAGGTGAAGAACCTAGAACAGCTCGAACTGCCTCCATGCAGCTATGCCTTCTGGAGTATGTGGGTGAAACGGGGCGTACCAGGATCCGTCCGGTTGCCGTATCTTGAGGAATTCGCGATCCTCGTGGGTGTTGATTTCCCTGGCGGCTTCGAGTATCTGGTAGAAAACTCCGTTGAGGTCGAGCTGGGAGGGGTCGAATGATTCGACGCGGGTGAGGGTGATCTCTTTGCGGCATATCCCGTCAGCATCGGGGTACGAGCTGTCTACCGTATCGATCTCGAGGTAAACGTAGACCAGGTTTCCCATGCTGATCGCTTCCACACGCCAGCCCGGCTTGAATGCGGCGGTGTTGATCGCCCATGCTGCGGTTTCCGAGTTCATGACTCACCCAGGATCTCAGCAACCGAAGCGCCGTAGATAGCCGCTGCTCTGTCTAGAGCTTCCTGAGCCTTGGCCAGCTCGCGCTCGGCGGCTCGGCGATTCTGATCGCGTTGGTGATCGGCGGTTTCGGCCGCGGAGATCCAGAGGTCAATCGGGCCATCGCCGCTGGACCAGATCCGCCCGTCGTAGATGAATCCCGGAGAGCATGGGCACGAGCAGCCGGCCTTGCGGCTGAACCGGAAATCGTCGATGCTCAGGGAGACGGCCTTGGTCGTCCAGAGCGCCGAGGGGCCGCAGGCAGCAGCGATAGCCGGCAGTGCTTTCTCGATTTTCGCCTTCGCCGCAGCGATCTCAAGGCGGTGGTACTTCCGCCATAGCTTGTCATTTTCCGCGTTGACGCCTTGGATACCGGATGGCGGCTTCTCCATCTGGATGTCTTCGTCTTGCAGACTCACGTAGACCCGAGTCTTGGTAGCCGTACGACGGTCTCGCCAGTCCTTACGGCGAGCCTGGACGTTGAGGCTGCGGTCGGTGAGGTTGACGCTGAATGCGAGTTCCATGTGAGGTTTTCTCCTTCTGGTTTCCTTCTCTTCCCTACTGAGTACAGCTTATCACAGCTCGACAAGAATGTAAACACTTCTGGGAGGGAGCCCCAGCGTGACTTTCCCCCTCTCCAGCTTGACGCCATATGTAACGCCCGCGGTACTTACTCAGGCACCGACTGGGATCAGCTGGTCTACCATCCCGCCTGGCCGAGACACCACCTACGAGATGCGGCTGGCTGAGCAGCAGAACATCTGCGACCGCGCTACCGCCCAAGTCGATGAATACTGCAACCAGCTTCTTCGCGCCAGCATCGACAACGAGCAGTACTCCGGGCCGGACTACCGGATGACGATCCAGCAGCATACCGGCAACTGCCGGATGATCCTCCAGAGCTGGCCGGTAACGAGCATCCTCAGCATCGAGGTGTCTCCTAACACATTCCCACGCCGGTACTACTCACTGACGGAAGATTACTGGGACATCGAGTGGCCGCCGCTGGGCATCTACGGTACCAGTGCACCAGGGGCTTCGGCGAATGGTGGCCAGTCTATCATCTTCGCCCCGTCGGTGAGCTGGTGCCTAGGGCGGAACGGGTTCCAGGTCAGAGTCGGCTACATCAACGGCTGGCCACATACCGGGCTGACGACTGCGGCAGTACCCGGCGACGAAGAAATCCAGGTCAACGACTGCACCGGCTGGTCTATCACGTCTGAAGCTACCGGCGTCACCGGAGCTACTGGAAAGGTCTACGACTCTGGCAGTACCGAGGTCGTCCAGGTCACCGAAGCATCAGCTACATCCGGCCCCGGTACGCTGTCGCTTGCTACCGCGATCCAGTTCAGTCATGACGTTGGCACGATGATCTCTACACTACCAGCGTCGGTGATCTGGGCCACGACGCTGTTCGCTACCAGCATCGCTCTGACCCGAGGCGCTACCGCTACTACGATCCAGACCATCCCCGGTGGAAGTGGGTCTACGGGAGGCAGTAAGGAGCCCGGCGACCTCGCCGGTGAGGCGGAACTCCTTCTGAATCCATACCGGCGGGTGATCTGATTGTCGTCTAAGAAAACCGCCGCGGCAGCTAAGGGTCATGGCGCCCAGCACGCCAAGAAAACGGTCGCTAAACCGGCCAAGAAGAAGGCTACGACAGCCAAGCATCCGGCAGCTAAGGCGAAGGGGCATACTGCCCACAAGACTAAGGCTAAAACGACGACCAAGAGGGCGCTAGCCCTCGGTGATGAGCTCGCGTGCTGTGCTGCTGAAGCAGTCGCCGCATCGCTCCGGGAGCTCGGTATCTACGTAGGAGACGAGGCAGTTCTGGAGCTTTTCCAGGCTTCAAGAGGAGATCCGGATCAAGGCGTCATGATCGCGGATGTGCTCCAGACTGCCTCCCAGCGAGGGCTACTAGGCTGGAGACCATCACGCTGGACATGGATCAACCCTGCCGAAGAACTGACGGATACCGTCATTCTGGGACTGGATCTACCCGGTTCTCATGCCGTTCTGGCCACCCCCAAGGGGTGGTGGTCGTGGGGTGAATTGTACCGTCCGGGCGAGTTTCCTCATGCGGTAATCGAAGAAGCCTGGGCGGTGAGCTGGAGTTTAGCTAAAAGATGCACTCCCACAGAGCCTGCCCGCCGTTTACGCGGCACTAAGGCCACGCATTGCGCTCAACCTCCCGGACGATCTTCTCCCGAACCCCAGGCAGGCCGTGGTAAGACGTGCACGCTGCTCTCGTCATAGCTGAGTATTAGCACCCTGGCGTGTCCATACGAGAGCTACACGCCTGCCTGGTTTGCGGCTGGTTTCCGACGTCGCCGGACCTGTACCGCTACTGATCCGAGTCGTCCTAGTCGTTGAAGACGCGGACGGCGAACGGAACCTTGCTACGTAGCGCGAGCAAAGCGGGCTTCAGGTCCCAGTAGAGGATATCGCCGTCGCGGTGCTCCTCGTGCTCGACTACGAAGACGATATCCGCTGTGTTCTGGTAGCGGCTGATCAGGGTGAGACCCACATCGCAGGCATCGTCGTACGGATGAGGGGCGGCTAGTCCTCCTCGCCCGGTTCGGGGAGCCCGATGTAGGTGCGGATCGCCGCGAGGCCGCGCTGAGCGTCTCCCGGCTCCATAGCCCATGCGGAACCGTGGTAGCTCTGGTTGTCCACCATGTGCCGTAGCGTGTCCACGTTGTACCCGACGCCAGCCCAGCTGCAGCTGTCATCGCCAGAGGCGCTGAGTGTACGCATCCGTGAGCACGTAAGCTTGTGCGACCCACGGATCCGCTTGGGACAAGCCGAGCAGCGCCCGGTGTGATTCTGCAGCCAGGCATTCAGTACGTACCAGTCCCATAGCAGTCTGCTAAGAAATATCTCCCAGCTAGTCATTTTCCCTCCCAGGTCTCGACGATCTTCACATCTCTACCGAACTTCCGCCTCAGCACGTAGCGGAGGTCTTCCAGTCCGTGGCCGTATGTGATCCAGTCTCCGGCTCGCGGGCCCTGGCGGGTGCTGCTTACCGACGGGATGACGTATTCAACGTCTACCGGCGTGGTGTAGCTGTACAGCCAGCTCCGGAGCATGTGGTTGCCGGCGCCGATGACTCGCTCGCGCTTGATGCTGACGATAACCGGCTCGGTCTTGGTTTCACTAATTGCCGCGGTCTTACTCATTCCTTCCTCTTACTGACTGCAGCCTATCACGGGCTCCACCATAATGTAAACACTTCGGAGACATCCGTGCCTATCAACTCAGCCCAGGTCTACATCTGCAACCTGCTAGATGGCCTGATTATGCCGGGTACGGCCGGTAACCTCCGCGCCTACATCACCCCGCCGGATCCGGATGTTGAAGCAGAGATCCCGCACGCGTACGTGTGGCCTAGCGACGGCGACGAGTCGCGAGACCACACCAAGGGCGGTACCGTACCGAGGAATACCGGGTACGGCACGCCGAGCGGCTACAAAGCGTTCGAGCACCACATGGACGTCTACCTGGTCTGGTATGGCCAGGATGACGACCCGAACTCCGATACGTGGTTCCCCGGCATGGTGGATGCGGTCATGCTTGCGCTGCGGACGTCTCCGGACCCGGCCGACGCGACCGACCCATACACCGAGCAAGGCACGACACTGATCGACGTTGGCGAGAACATGAGCTACCGCATCACGATCCGGGCTCTCGACGATCAGCGCTACAACCGCTACGACGCGCTGATCTCTTTGGAACTACTCGAGATCATGCAGTTCTAGCATTCAATCGCCCACGGCTTCCCCTGCTATGACGATGCTGCAGACAGGTGGTCGGTGGTGATCGTTGCAAGCTGGGTAGTACTCGTAGCCAAGCTCGTAAAAGACGCACTCATCCGGATCAGGATCGCAGCCTGGCCAGGATGAGTCGTCGCACAAGCACTTCATATTTCCCACTTTATCAGCGTACTTCTCTATCGTGGAGGCCTTTTTTGCCTGCCTGCCGCTACCTCGGCTCCGGCTCGAGGATGTACATGGACTACGTAAACGAGGCCACCGGCAAGATGCTTACCGCCGAGCCGGGCGGCAGCTACGACATCCGAGTCACCTGGGACGTGCTCCCCGTCCCGCCGGCTGACGGATTCTGGGAGACCACGACGGAAGAGCCGGCCGACTCGTTCGAGCCGGCCGAGCCGGCCGAGCCGGCAGCTCAGGAAGAGGAGTGACATGAGCTACGGTGGCCCGAATGTTTTTCCCGGCAGTAAGACCTTCCTCGGCCTGACGCGAGAGCAGAACGCCGGCAGCGCCGCGATGCCCGGCACGCTGCCCGGGATCGCCGGCATAGCAAGCACGATCCCGATGGACAAGAGCAGCTTCGAGCCGGAGGATACGCCTCACTGGCTGCCCGACGAAGCGATCCGCGGCAGCATGGCCCAGCTGTTCAACATGATCCTCGGACCGGAAGATGCGACGTTCAGCTACGGCGGGCCGTTCTACGGAGACATCGAGGGGTTTTTCCTCGACAATGCGTTCGGAGACTTGTCTAGTTACTACACCGGCACGTTCGGGTCGGCAACGGCGGTCACCGGTGGCGGCTCGATCGGGAGCACGGCGGTAACCGTCACCGCCGGTGCCGGCTTCACGATCGGTGGCTTCGCTCAGTTCGAGGGAACTGCTTCATCGAGCGCGGAAGTAGTAGCGGTTACCGGTACCGGTGCGACCAGCCTCTCGTTCGGGAACACCCCGCTGCGGTTCGCTCACAGTGGGACGGTGAGCTCGGTCAACGGAGGCAGCGCGCCGGTAAACCCGTTCAGTCACACGTTCGCGCTGCTGAACTCTACCCTAGGATACGGCGGGTCGTATGGGGCTCAGCCACCAACGCATACGTTCGGCGACTACCTCGGCCCGATGACCGGGCTGGGCAACAGTCCCGCTAACCTCTACGGCATGCGGCTGTACCCCAGCTCCTGCATTATGCAGCTGGACTTCACTGGTAACAGTGAGCAGCTACTCGAGGCGAAGGCGTCTGGGTCAAGCTGGATCTCCGTACCGGCCGGAACCGCACCTACCAACGCGGTCAGCGCGGTAGTTCCGGTGCCGAACTGGCGATCCACCATCCAGATGGGAATCCCCGGCTCGCCAAATACGCTGGGCCAGGTTTTCACCATCGGGGAATTCAGCATCAGCGTTAAGCGCCAGCTCCAGGTCTACTTCACCGACCAGGGTGTGCAGAACCCGTACATCATCGCCCGTGGTCCGCTCGGTGCAACTGGGATGGTGAACTTCAGCGCTCCAGGCGACGAGACCGCGCTCCAGGAAATGCTGCAGAACACTCAGCCTGCTATGCAGATCGCGATCAACAACGGGTCGGCGGCGACGGCGCTGACCTATATCGGCATCACGTTCAACCTCCACCAGACTGCGTTTACTAAGTCCAAGCCAACGCGGTCGGCGGTGCTGGTGTCGTACGAGAACGAGTGGCAGGCAGTAGCTAATACCACAAACGTCGGCGGCAGTGGCGGGCTCGGCCCGATCACGATCAACCTCGTCAATGCCGTTCCCACCTACTAAGGAGTATAAGGCGTGAAAGTAGACCTGGCCGATGGGGCCTGGGCTGAGATCCGTGACAAGCTCAAAGGGAAAGACAAGTTCGCCATTCACCGAGCACTAACGTTCGATATCACGGATAACGGCGTCGCTCAGAAAGCATCGGCCGAGCTGATGACGCTGATGACTACTACGCTGCTTTCCCAGGTCATCACCTCATGGTCATTTCCCGAGCCTGTTCCTAGCGAGTCCGATAACCCGCGAGGCGTGCTCGAGGAGCTCGATCTGGACGATTACAATACGCTGGAGGAAGCTGTCAAGCCGCTGCTTGATAAGGTGATGAAGTTCCCAAACCGCGCGACGCCATCCGACTGAAGGGGATTTTCATCTCCGAGGGGAAGCAAGACCTTCCTCTTCCGGATGGCATGCCGAACTGGGTTCTCACCGATCGCTGGTTCTGCAAGGTCTACGGCCTGAAACCGTGGGAAGTGGCTGAGCTTCCCATTGAAGACGTGACCTGGTGGCCCACTATCGAGAAAGCTGAAGCCGATGCCGAGAAGTGGAAGGCCAAGCAGGAGCGCAGCAGGAGGAGGTAGAGCTTATGTCGATCACGGTGACGCTCAACGATACCACGGACGCGATCGATCATCTCAGAGACCTAGCAATTCGGGCAACGCGAGCCGCGGCCGAGGGCATGGGAGCTGCCGGGCAGCGAGCAATCATCAAGGAGCTGTCGGTAAGCAGCCACCCGCCAGGCACTAAAACTCCGTCAGCTTCCGGATCGCCGCCGGCGCTGGTGACCGGTCAGCTGAGGCGGTCGGTACAGCGGACCAGCTCAGTGTCTACGGGGGAGGGGACCTGGGAGACTCACATTGCCCCGACCACGGTATACGCCAGGATCCAGGAGCTCGGCGGTCGCGCCGGACGTGATCACCGCTCTACGCTGCCTCCGCGGCCGTACGTCGCACCGGCCATCACCAAGGCCGAAAGCAGCATCCAGGACGCGGCCACTAAGGTGTTTCAGCGAGTGATCGCTGAGGGAAGCTAAGAGAGCAGATGGCCGGAGAACTGCCCCCGGTAGTCGCCAAGTTCGTCGCCGACGTCACTGACTTCCTTGATAATACAATCAAAGCCGCTCAGGCACTTCGCGATGTGGTGGAGCCGGCTCAAGAAGCAAGTGACGCGACCAGTGAGCTCAAAGACCAGACGCAGCATATTCAGGGAGCACTTCTCAGCGAAGATGAAGCTCTGGATGGAGTCCGGGACAAGCTGATAGAAACCGCCGAGGCGACCGACAGCCTTCGCGATAAGGGAACTGAAACGGCTGAAGCTGTCGGACACCTCCGTGACGATGCGCTGGAAGCTGGCGAAGCAATGGGCCACCTCCGCGATGAGGCGGTCGAGGCGTCGGTAGCTATCAGCCGGCTCAGCAGTGAAGCGGAGAAAGCCGCCGGCGAGCTCAGTCTCATGGACCTATCGGGACTCGGCCTGATCGGCAGCCTCGGCCCGATGGTGGGTATCATGGGCGCCATAGTCATTGCGGTGGCCGCCATCGCACCGGCTTTCATAGCTGCCGGGCTTGGGCTGGGAGCGTTCGGGGCTTTCGCCATCCCGACGATCAAAAGCGTATTCGGGGCCCTCAAAGACACGAAGGCTCAGCTTGATAAATTGCCGCCGGCAGAACGGAACGTAGTAGAAGGCATTAAAGGACTGGAAACCGAGTTTTCCGGTATAGCTAAGTCGTTCCAGCCCCAGGTATTCGCGATCTTGAACTCGGCGCTGAAGACGGCGAGCGCGTTGCTCCCGATGATCATCCCGCTGGCGAAGCAGGGAGCCATCGCGTTCAGCGGCTTGATGTCATCCATCAACAAGGGCGTAACCGGGTCCGGTTTCAAAAGCTTTATTCAGACGATGACCAGCATGGTCGTGCCGGCTACTCAGGCCATCACTAAGCTCGGTGGCGCCATCCTGGGAGTACTAGGCCAGGCGCTTACCCAGATTGCGCCGCTGTCGATACCGTTCATCAACATCATCACGGAGCTGATTAAAGCACTAGGCGGTCCACTGGTAGCCGCGCTGACCGTCGTTATCGGCATCTTCAACGGCCTGGGTCAGGCACTAGCGCCGCTCCTTCCCGCGCTGTCCGGGATCGCGACTACCTTTATCAAGGACGTCGGCGGCAGCTTCCAGGCATTCATCCCGCTGATCAAGCAGGTCGTCGGGCTGATTGGTACTACACTGATCCAGATCCTTAAGGCTCTTGAGCCAATATTCGCCAACGCGGTCACGCCCAATAGCCCGTTCATGGTTGCGCTGAAGATGATCCCGGACGTGCTTAAAGCCATCCTGCCGGTGTTCGGCGATCTAGCCAAGCTTCTATCGCACCCGATGTTCTCTACATTGGCCGTCGATATCATCTCCGGTATCGTGGCGTTCAAGGCTCTGGTCGGAGTTATCGGGCTCGTTCAGAAGGCTTTCGGCGTTTTGACTGCGATCATGGAGCTTAACCCGTTCATCTTGATCATCACAGGAATTGCTCTCCTGGTAGTAGCATTCATCGAGCTGTGGAACCACTGCGCCGCCTTCCGTGAGTTCTGGGAAGGACTGTGGAGGGATCTTAAAGACGCCGCGGTGACGACTGGCCACGCGGTTGAAGATGCGGTGGATGCGGTCCGCGAGACCTTCATCCATATCGGCCACGACATAGAGTCCGCCTTCAACACCGTCGTCAGCGCCGTCACCGGCGCGTGGCAGACGGTCGTAAACGTCTTCAACTCCGCCGCGCATGCTGTCGAGTCGGTCATCAATATCATCGTCGGCTTCATCCAGGATCACTGGAAGCTTATTCTCGCGATTATCCTCGGCGTGACCGGTCTCATCATCGACGCTCTAGTAACTCACTGGCAAGCCGTCAAGGACGGATTCCAGACCGCATGGGACTTCGTCGTCAGCGTCATAAACGGTGCCATTACGGTTATTACTGGTATCGTGAAGACGTTCCTAAGCGTGCTAGAAGATATTTTCAAACCGGCCTGGACGGCTATATCCGATATATTCCAGACTGCATGGAATGTTATCTCTGACATCATAAAAACCGCGGACAGCGTCATTACTTCTACTATACAGGCGTTCATGAGCATAGTCGAGGGTGTCTTCAAGACCGTCTGGGCCGCGGTAACGACTGTTTTCGACGTCGCCTGGGATAGCATCAAGAGCGCTGTCACTACCGGAGTAAATGCCGTCAAAACCGTCCTGAGCTGGTTCAACGGCCTCAGCAACCTGCTGAAAGGCTGGTGGGACGATGCGGTCAAGGCGGTTACTAACGAGATTACGTCCTTGATAAATGAGGTAAAGAAGATCCCGGGCTGGATCAACAATGCACTTGATGGTCTCCCTGCGATGCTGTTCCAGGCCGGCGTCAACGCGATTAAGGGACTGATCAGCGGCATCGAATCGATGGCGAGCGGCGTAGGCAGCGCAGTGAGTAACATCGCGAGCAAGGTAGCCGGCTTCTTCGGCCTGTCACCGGCTCGAGAAGGGCCGCTGGCCGGTGGCGGTGCTCCCTATATCCGAGGTATGCACTTCACCCGCGACATCGCTCAGGGTATCATTTCTGGCCGAGGTCAGGTAGCCTACGCGGCAAGCCAGATAGCCAACGCTATCAGCTCTATGCAGGCGCCGGGAACCATTAGCTCAGGCGCGCTGATCTCTACCGCGGCGGCTGCCGGTATCGGAGCTGGAGCCGGTGCGGCGAGCGGCCCATCCGGTGACCTGGTCGTGAACGTTGACGGCCAGAAGCTATTCAACATCATGCAAAGCCAGCTGTACCGGTATAACATCCGCAACTCAGGAACGACAACCGGTATCTTGAAGCCGACTTAAAGGAGTGGGTACGTGACGCTTACTCTCGTCAAGACTACTCCTTCGGGTACTTTCACCGGGTCGTGGGACACACCAGGACCTCTTTCGGTTAGTCCCAGTAACGCCGAAGGGAACTTGCTCGTCCTCGCCGCCGCGTGGGATCTCTCTGCTGGCACGTATACCAACGTCATTATACCGTCGTCGAGCGTAGGAGACAGCTCTGGAAACTTCTGGCGGCTGGCCGCTGACTCGGGAAGCTCCATATCAGGATGCCGGACCGCTATCTGGCTCTGTCCCAACGCACTAGCGATTCATCAGTGGCTGTCGTTTGCTATCCAAGGCTATGTGCCGA